ATAGCTTTCCACGCGGCCATCTTCAAAAACATCAGTCGACGCGGAGTTCAATTTATCGGTGCGGTTCATGCCGAAGCGCACCAGGAGCGCGATCTCGTTTTCGTTCTCCGGCGTGAGCGTGATGCCGAAGCAGCCCCCGTTTTCGATGAGGTCGACTTTCATAAAACAATCAGTGCGAGCCAGAGCAAGATGAACAGCGCGAGGAAGGTGAAGAATGCGCTGACAGTTTGAGCGTCCACGGTGTCGAGAGTAACTACCCAACCCCGCCAGAAAATCACGAGCGCCGTTTGCTTAACGATGCCCCCCGTGCGGACAATTTTGGCGTGCGGGAAAAGCGGGCGATAGTTCATGCCGTGGCGTTGGATTAGTCGCTTCACTTGTCATCCTCCAGCGATTCGAGCCAGGCGATGGCGACGGCGGCGATTTGGGTGAGTTCCGCGCGCAGATTGCCTTTGGCGGCGAGAATACGGGCGGCGAACTTTTTGCGCTCGGCCAGCGGGACGGATGCAGCGAACTCCGCGACGTCAATCGCCTTCGCCACTTCGCCAAGTTCTTCCGTGAGCACACGCAACTTGCGGTCGTTGCTGACAATGGATGAGGCGCAATCGAAAATGATTTTCCCTTCGCGGAGCAATTGTTTCTGACGCAGGCGTTCGAGCCACACGCGATCCACAACCTGCCGATTGAGTTGATAAGGAAAAGCCGGTTTCAAACCGGCGCTCCGGGCGTGGGCGCTCACTGTGCATCCTCCATTTCCACGAACTCACAAAGTCGCGCGCGGATTTCGAGTTGATTGGGGGTCAGGTATTCGGGGTTGACGTTGTCGAGAGCGAACTCAACCCCATCGCGTATTTCTTCGGCGCTGTTGCGATACGCGAAGCTAAACACAGTGTCCGCCCGGCCTTCGATCCACCAACGAACGTGGTCGATCCAGCCAATCGGGGCATTGACATCGGCGTATACAAACCGCTCAGAAAATGAATAGAGCGATAACGCCAAATTCATCAGCGCCGTGCGGAGGCGTTTTTTCATCGTGCGCCTCCCTTCCGGTTGCCGGTCGAGAATTGTTCCGAAGCCTGATCGGTGTCGGTGTTGCCGCTGGTCAAACCGCGTGCCAGTTGCCGGTCTGCGCGCCGCTCGCGGCGAGTCGCTTTGCGTTTCTGTTTGGTGTTCATGTTTGCCCCGCTCCTTTGTGGTTGATTGGTTAACCGTCGATTAATTGAGTTTGTAGTTGCGGATCAGCCGGGTGTGCGCGGCGCGGAAAGCCTGATCCCAGGTGAGCTTGGACGCGCCGCTTTTGATTTCGACGGCGAGCTTCAATTGCTTGTGGACGCTGCGATAGTGCCCGTTCTTTTCTGCCACCTGTTCGGAGAGGTCGCATAGCGTGTCGGTCTCGCCATTCGCCTCCGGAACCAATTGCTTAACGAGGTGCCGAATCAAGGCGCGATCCACGATCAGGTTGCCTTTGGCATCAATGGATTTGATTTCCTCGTAATAACCCGTGCGCGAAAACCGTTGTGTGTCGTCCTCCAACTTCGCGATCAGTTCGAGCATGCCGGTCAGGCAGACGGGGATTTGCGTCGCGTCATGAAAATCGTAGAACCATTGCAGCGCGGGCCGGGTGAGCTTGTGCGCATCGTCGACGATGATGAAGCGATTTGAGCCGCGCAGTTTGTCGACGAGGAACAAGGCGCGCTTGGTGTTGCCGCTGTAGCCAGCGCGGCCCACGTTTTCAAAGAGGGCGGCTTCGACGCTTTGCTTGTCGTTTGACCAGGCGGTCGTGCGGTGCAGGATGCACGTCGGGTTTGCCTCCACGTAGGATTCGATGCCACGGGTTTTGCCTTCGCCACTGACCGCGACGATGGTTCCAAAATCGTTCGTCTTGCGGATGATTTCGAAGGCGGCGTGGATTTGTTTCGTGGACTGGCATTCGGTGGTCTCCACGCCACTCGCTCTGCGGCGCGCTTCATTGGCGAAGAAATCCCGGAGCTTGCGTTCGAAGGCGGCTATGTCGCCGGGAAATTTGTCATCGATGAATTGCTGGATGTAAGCCGAGTTGCACCCGAGGGATTTGGCCAGCTTGTTGTTGCTCCAGTTGGGAAGGTCGCGCAGGGCGCGCAATTGCTCGCGCAACGTTTGATCGACCGTGTCCATTTCCTTGTCGTGTTCCGGATGTGATGAGTTATGCATGTTGCCCTTTTCCTTTTGGTTGTTGGTTTATCCGTGAAGGTTCTGCAGCGCCTCGCGGGCGATGCGTTCGTAGTCGGCCTCTTCGGCCTGTTTCTTTTTGGTGCGCTGTTGCTCAACAGGAATCGCCGTCGCGAGCGCGTGAGCGACCGGCGCAGATGTGTTCACATCACCAACGGTCAATTCCGGTTTGGCGATGTCGATATATTCGCTGCCGCGTTCCAGTAATTCGGTGTTGTGCGCGTGAACCTCATCAATACGCTGGCGAGTCGGAGCGGCGAGTGCTTCGGCGCGATGCTGAACAGCAGCAAGGGTGCTGGCCGTGTAACGAAACGCCTGCTTCAGCGCCTGCTCATCCTTGCCATCGTTGCGGCTTCGGCGATACCAGGTGCCGAGGAATGTTCCGCGTCCGTCCGTGACGTGAAGAAAGGCGGGATCGTTTTCGTTGAAGTAACAGACGACTTCCGTTTTCGGCGCTGGCACCGTGGCATTTTCCGCAGGCGCGAAAGTGAATTGCGTCCCGTCAAACTTGGTTGTGATCTCGCCGCCTTGCTCAATGGGACGCGTTCGCATCGTGTGACGAAGAAACGCGACAATGACATCGGGTGAGACGTGTTCCCACACATGGCCAGCAATCAGCCGCGCGGCGCGCTCAACCGGACGCTCGTTGCGCGGACGCCATTTGACACCATCCTGCCCACTCCACTTCGAGCGGTCCTGCCAGTTTGCGCCGTCAAACCATTCGAGCACTTTTTCAAATCCTTCGATGGCGTGGTCATAACGAAAATTTTGTTTGACGAAAGCCTGCGCCAAATGCGCGCGCGCTTCGGATGGAATGAGCAGTGTGTAGCGTTCCTTCCCCTGCAAGTGGTCGGGCAATACCGGGCGCAATTCCTTCCAGATCGTTTCGCATTCCTCAGCGCGTGCTTTCAGATCGGCGGGACGAATATCGTAATGCGAGCCGGTCTGTCCGCCGACGTAGGAAGTCTGCGTGTGCGTCAGCCGGTTGTGTGATTCATGGCTGGCCTTGCCGGTGGAGTTACCCTTTTTCTTCTCGCGATAACCGTTCGGCGATTTGCCGCCCACCATGGCCGTGTAGTGAATCTGAATCCGCTTCGGCAGCATTTCTTCCAGTGCCGCTTTGGAGCCTTTGCTCAACGTCGCCGTGCCGCGCTCCACTTTCCAATGGACGATATAATCCTTTGGCAGCGGGTAGCGTTCGAGCAGCCACGCGGCCAGCTGCTTCATCTCCTTCAGGCCGAGGTGCGATTTTGTTTCGTCCTCGCGCGCGTGCGCGGGATGCATCACGAAACCGAGAACCATCGTCGTCGCCGTGTCGCGCGCGACGAGCAGCCACAGTTCACACGGCTTGCCGGTTTCAGGATCGAAGATAAGCCAGTCAGTGCGAACGTCGTCGAAGGTCACTTCCTCCATGAAGCGGAGCGCCGACCGCGTTCGCAGGTTGTGGGGCAACAAATCTTTGGCGGCGCTGGTGCCTTCGTGCATCAATGCGCGGACAGCCTTCGTGAATTTCCCGCGCTTGTTGATCTGGTTGGTGATGTTCGAGTAGTGCCAGCCGTCCGGATACATTTCGCGCACGCGACTGGCCCACCTGTTCTCATAACCCGGTATCACTTCCGCTTCGCCGTATTCGTTCCGGCCAGTGCGCCAGATGGTTTTGATCGCTTCGATTGCCTGGCGCTTGCCGTCCGCGCGTCCGTATTCCCCGAATTTCTGCGAGCAGTAGTCGAGAAACTTTTCGGAGAGACCGCGATTGTTCGGCCTCCAGGTGGCGGGCGCTGTTTTCATATTCACGAGCGCCACCCAATCTTTTGCCTTCGCCCAACGGTCGTAAATTTCGCGAAAGGTTTTCGGTCGCAACCGGCGAAGCCATTTGTTCGTGCCGTAAAGCGCAAAGGCGCGATCACAAGCGGCGGAAACGGAAATGCCACGGCGACCACTGGAGAGGGTTTTGACGTAGGCACAGACCGTGTAAAGGGCCTTCACTTCGTCCTGGCCATCTTCCGTGAGTGTGATCAGCAAACACTCTTCGCCCTCGTGTGATTCGCGTTTGGAGCGCTTGTCGAGATAATCAAGAACGTCATTAACGGGCTGGATAAATCCCGCGCCATTCTCGCCGGGCATGATCGCCAGATATGTTCCCTGTGGAACAAGTGGAAGCGCGGCGAGTTGCGAAACAAGCTCAACGCCTGACATGTCGTTAATCATTGCTGGCCTCCCTTGGCGGCGCGGTCGTCCGCGCGATTCATGTAGGTGACGAGCGCGCTCGCGGCCTCTTTCAATTTCTTCCATTCATCCGATCCGCGAAAGCAACCGACGCCCTTGTCGTTTGCGTTCTTGTCGCACCATTTGGTGTAATCGCCCGCTTCCAGTTTAATCGCCGTTTTCCGCTCCTCCTCTTCGCGCAGAGCGGCTGCTGCGCGCTGTGCTGCCGTAGCTCCGCCTTCGCCCGGCCTGCGACCGCGTTTCGGCTTTACCTTCTTTTCGCCGTCCTCGTCATCGACCTCTTCCAATTGCTTGAACTCCGTAAACAGCGCGCGGGCGGATTTGCCGTCGACGATGTTGGCGAGCTTCTCGCGCAGTGGCTTCAATGGAGCGGGGACTTTATTCTCCGGTTCGAGCAGGAAAGTGACGTTATTTGAAATTGGCAGCGTGCTGCCATTTTGAAAAACGGGCTTTAATTTCTTGATGCCAGCCTCCTGCAGGGCCGATTTGGTAAGCTGCATGTGCGACCGGATCGACCGATAGGCGCTCTCGCCGAAATTACCTTTGACCCAATCGACGAATTGGCCGTGTTTCAACTGGACGAATTTCACCGCAAACGCATAGAGGCCGAACGTGACGATGCGGCGCTGGCCGGTTTGCGCATCGGCAAATAACTCGCTGAAGCGTTTTTTGACGGCGTCATCGTTGCCATTGATCAAAGTCGGCACCTTCATCGATGCGGCTGGAATGATTTCAAGTGATGCTGCTGGTTTGCTCATGGGTGGTTTTGCGTTTCGGAGGTTTCGGTAGGACGGAAGGTTGAATCACGATGCCAGAGACTATTTGTTCCGGAGAGACCGTCTGGCCGGACTCTCTCAAAATGTAATTGCCGATTTGTTCCAGCTGCGACGCGTTGCGCGCGATCACCATGAAGGTGATGCCAGCGACTTCGAGCGTCGCGGCCTTGCCTTGGAAGCCGGTGAAAAAGCGCAGGCTCACAAACGGCCTCCATAAGTTTTACGGAGGCAGTCGCAGACCTCACGGCGTCCAGGCGTCCACCAGTTCAACTGGTAATCGGTAAAAAAGCTGTCGAGAAAACCAGACTCAAAACGGCTCAGTTCGATTTTCGATCTGCCGAGCATCCGCAGAAAAGCTCCCCGCTCTACATCGTCAAGCAGTTCGCTCAAATCGACGGGCGTTGTGCGCCAATCTTTCGCGGCGCGACGGTTGTGGTCTTTGATCGAGTCGTAGCTCATGGCAGGGTGCTTTTGGTTTTAGTGGGTTCACGCGTCGGCAACTCGCGAGGACTGCGGTCCTCTGGGGACTCTGGCGCGCGAGAATTTGCCCCGGCCATTTGGCCTGCTTCAGCCGACGCGGAACCCGAAAAGGGAAAACCCGATTCTTCAAGGGCGCGGCGCAACGCGGGTGCGGCCATGCGCTCTAAAACTTGGCGATACAATTTCGGATCAGAGGAACCGCGGCCGTGAATCGCCATCACTTGCTCAACCAGCATCGCGTGCGCGTGGGAGTGGATGTGGAGAAAAGGGTCGAGGGTCGAGGGTCGGGAGTTCACGGAATTCTCCTTTGTTCAGCGAAGCGAACCGCAGCGGCCCACGTCATTTTCGGCGAGCCTCCGGGGCCGCGACGCCATTTCGTGGCGACCTGAATGGACCCCTCTTCGACCAGCTTGAAAAACAGACCTTCATCACAATTCCAGGCGCGATAGAAATGCTTGCCTGTGATGAATGGCTGCTCGCGCCCGTAAAGAATGCGAACCACCTGGTCCAGTGTCAGGTCGCGCTTCTCGCCTTCGCGCGCGTCAAACGCGCAGGCGGTGAGGATGCGCCGCTCCAACCGTTCAGACGTTTGACTGGCAATATCCCATGCCCACGGAATCTCCCGCGCTTCAATCATCACCTTGAGCACGTTTTCAGAAATGCCGCTGATGCCACGCGCGCCGGCCAGATCAACAGTCGGCAACTCGGGCCGCTTGACCTTCAGGGGCAATTCGATTTGGGCGGCGGGATTCATTTAGTCAAAAAACTCCCGGGAGGAATTTGCTTTGCCTTTGCTTGGCCTCGCGCGGCCGCGCCTGGCCATGCCTTTGCTAAGCGGCTCCGAGCTATGCTCCGCACGGCCCCGCCATCGCGGCGTCTTGCCAGCCATTGCCGTTGCGCTTCTCATTTAACTTCCTCCCAGGAAAATCTTCCTTTGCCGGAGTTGCGCCATTGGCCGAGGCCGCGCAGCGCGCCGTAGTCCAGCCATTCACGAACAATCACCTCCGCGTTTTCATCCAGGCATTTGATCTCGCATTCAAACGAAGTGCCGGCCGGAGCCGATTCGGAATTCGCGAGGGCCACGCGTTCGCCCTGCGCGGTCTGCGCGCGCAAAGGTCGCTGGCAGTGGCCAAGCTCGCCGTTGAGCGCAAGCATGATCTTGCGCGGGAAAACAAAAATGGTGCCGTCGATCACCTTCTTGAACGCTTTGAGCTTGTTGCTTTTCATTCCCGGCACGCGCGCCAGGGAAGAGCAGGCGTCTTTGAAAAATCCTTTCAGTTGATAGTCATAGAGGAACGGCTTGCCGTCCTCGCGCGGGAACACGGTCATTGATTTTTCAATCACGGCTTCCGCGCCCACCGAAGCAACCTCCTCTTCCACGCTGGCGGAATCCGGCGATTTGGACGCGATGAATTCGCGATGCAGTTCCGGGTTGTTGCTGGCGGTGCCGAGCAGGTCTTCGATCAAGGTGATTTTAATTTTCATTTGAGGTGTTTTCTGAGTTCAGCGAGATGATTGGGCGAGGCGCTCAAAAGTTGGTCGACCAATTCGCGGTCGGTTTCGCGGCACTTGCGGTAGACGCGGATGGTTTTTGGCATCGGCGGAATTTCCCGGCGCGCGGAGAGCGCGGCAGCGGCGAAAACCAAAGCCGCGGCGAAGAAGCCCAAAACAAATCCAGTGAAGATGAGGAACGCGATCATTGAGCCGCTCCTTTCAATTTGTTGTAACGGCGCAGAAGCCGGGGACTCTCGCGCAAACCCTCGAGCACGTAGAAAAGGTGCTGACGCGAAACGCCGAGCTTGCGGGCATCACGGACGATGCCCTTGTAACAATCCCTACCGGGTTTTGCCTTGGTTTCTGTTTTGGTAACCGTTACCATGCATAAACGAATATCTCTTAACAGATATAGTGTCAACGGAAAAACATCAGTTATCAGATAATTTCAGAAAGCGGCTTGCCATCTTGATGGATAAAAAAGATGTCACCCAATCTGGAATTGCCGCCCATTGCAAAGTTGCACAGTCCGCTGTAAGCAACTGGCGCAAGGGTTCTATACCGGGCGGCTTGGAATTAGTTCTGTTAGCAGATTATCTGCAGGTAAAGGTAGAGGACCTGTTCCAATCGGAATCGCTTGCCGAGCGGTGGTTGCGCACTGGCGATCCAAAGGACAGCGAAATCAAGGAATGGAAACAGCGGGCAACTGATGCAGAGGGAAGACTGAAACAGCTGCAGAGCGGATTGATCAAGCTTCTAAAACAATCCTCGGTCAATTCAGATGTGGCCATTCTGGCAGCGGATATTTTTGAGGAAGGATCACAGGTAGTGACACCGAATCCCTCAACTCCGCCGCCGCCTGCTCCAGCAGAGCGGCCAGCGCCAAACGTTCCGTTAGAGACAAATGAGCCGCCTTCGTCCGGACGCGCTCAAAAAAAACAGCCTCGTTAAACATATATTCCTGATGATTCCCGGTAGGTTCAAAAAAGAAGGGCGCGGACCCAACGCACTCGAAGAGAGGGCTTGCGACGGCCCAAATCCGAAATACGCCGAGCCGCGCCGATTGGGCGCGGACTCGGGCATGATCGGATTTAAGAAAGGTCGCAATTTTCTCTTCACCATGCCCAACGCAAAAAGATGCCTTAGTATCATCGGAAAGAACCGAGAAAACTTCAACACTTTTTGGGAGGGAGCGTTCCTTCATTGAGCGAACAGTTTTGAGGACAGGGTCAGACAACTTCCGTCCATGTGAATAAGTTATGGCTGCCAAAAAGTGCGTAGGCTGCGGAATGGAATTTTACGGAACGACATGCCCGAAATGCGGGGCCGGTGGCCTTGTAATTCATGTGCCGAAAAAAGAGAGCGATATCATATGGGCGGGCAAAGTGGTGGCGGGACTTTGCTTGCTGCTGGTCCTGGTGTCGCTTGTCTCCCCCCTGTTCACCCGTCAACCGCCGCCCGCGCCTTACGTTGCCCAATTGACCAAGGATCAGAAAGATTACTTCGCTGAATTGCACTCCCAAGGGTTTCTTGATCTTGAAGAGGAAAAGAATCGGGCGTATGTGGCACCCGACTTGTGGTGGGAATTGGATATTCACACAAAAGAAAAATTTGCTGCGGCGCTCGCTGCGGCCTGCGCCGATCACGATAGACAAAGCGCCGCAGGGTTTGTGGACATTTACAATCGTCAGTCCGGAAAGAAGCTGGCTAAGTGGTCTTACATTTTCGGCTTCAAAGTCGAATAGCACCTTCAACTCATTTCCATCCGTGTTTGACAACCGGCGCTTAACCGGCTGTTAATTGGTCCGAGGCCAGACTAGCCTTTCGCGCCGGCAAACTCCCTCTTCGAAAATAGTTTCGGAAAATCTGCGTCATTTCCCACCGTCCGTTTTGTGAATTCCAGCCGTTGTGTTGACATGGCTCCGTGGCCAGGCAAGCAACCAACTTTCGGATGGCGGGCGGGGGGTTAAATCCTTTCCTCCTCGCGCGCACACAAATCATTTGCCTGGTGCGTCGTGCGCTGCCGGCCATCCGTCTTTCGCCGCAGTGCGGCTCCCCAACACAACCATGAAAACAAAAACCAGTTCCCTTCTTGTAGTAGGTGTTTGCCTGATGGCAACCGCCCTCAGCTTTACTGCCTGCGCTCAATTGAAAAATTGGGTGACGAAACCCGGCGACGTCGAGGTGTTGCGTCCAGCGGAGACCAACCTGGTCCAGACCCTCACGACGAACACGCTGGAGAATGCCGCAGTCACCAACACGGACGGCACCATCGTTCCGCCGCACACCGTGTTCACCATCGTGACGAACCTCACGCCGGTTGTGACACCTCCGGTCTACTTCACGAACCTCGCGCTTGCACCGATTGTGCAAAGCGGGATCGCGAGCGCGGACACCGCTGCCAGCGCCGCTGGTCTGCCGTGGGCGCACACCGTCGCGGAAATAATGCTTGGCTTGTTGGGCGTGACTGTGGCGTTTTTCAACACCCGCAACAAGCGACTCCTGCAGACGGAAATTGGAAATCACGCCGAGACGCAAGCGGCGCTCGGCACGGCAGAAGATGTCGGCAAAACGCTGGTTCAAAACTTTGAGCAGCTGCGCCAGGTCGCTTTAAGCGTTCCCGGTTACACACGCGCCGTTGACGACAAAGTCATGACGGCGGTTCAGGTCGCTCAAGAAATCGCGGGCATCAAAGGTCCCATCAACGATCTGGTGGACGAACACACCAACACCACGATTCCGGGCTGATACGAATTCTTAGTGCAAACACGCACGCATAACAACGCAACGGGGTTCCGGGTAATCCAGATTCGGCGACACGCAAAGTCCGAACAAAAACCCGGCCACTAAAAATGAACTCTTCAGCACGTCCAATTTTACGCTGGCCTGGCGGCAAAGGCCGAATGGTGAAACTCCTGAAGCCGATGATTAAGCCGCACGTCTGCTACGCGGAGCACTTCGCGGGCGGGCTCGCGTTACTGATGGCGAAGGAACGCTCGAAGGTGGAAGTCGTGAACGACGTGAACGGGTCGCTCGTCGCGCTCTATCGCAATTTGCAATATCACCTCCCGGCAGTGCTCGCGGAACTCGACTGGATGTTTTCGAGCCGCCAGGTGCTTCATGATTTTATCGCGCAGCCGGGCCTCACCGAACTTCAGCGCGCCGCGCGCTTCCTCCTGGTGAACCGGACCAGCTTCGGTGGGAACATGCACAGCTTTGCGGTTTCGAAAACGAGTGGCGGCAGTGGCTTTGACCGGAGTCGCACCGAACAATTGTTGCGCGCCGCGCACGAGCGGTTGAATCGCGTCGTCGTCGAGAACCTTCCCTACGAGCGGTCGTTCGCCAATTACGATTCGAAGGACACGTTCCATTTCATGGACCCGCCGTATCTGAACTCGCAGACCTCCGCTTACAAGGGCTGGACCGAAAAAGATATGCGCCAGTTCCGGCGCAAGGTGGACAAGTTGCAGGGACAATTTCTAATCACCGTCGACGATTCGCCTTTCAACCGCGATTTATTTTCCGACTGCAACATTGAGTCGGTCAGCACGCAAAACCGGCTGTGCAACGTCCGCACGCACGGCGATCTAAAATTTGGGGAACTCATCATCACGCCAAAATGATCCTATTCGCACAAGCCGACATCGGCCAACTCCAAGCCGCGTTTCTGAAACAAACAGTCATCGCGCTGTTTGCATTCGGCGTTTTTATTTCAGTCGTGGTCTCCGCGATTGTGATGTTCCTGCAATACCGGATGGAAAAGAAGAGCAAGGAGCGGGAAGACAAACGAGCGAGGGAAACGCAACCGCGCGAGATCGCGAATCAGCCTGTGACGGTGCAACTCGTCCAGGAATTGCATGAGCAGTTCGCGAGCAAAAAGATTTTCGAGGATCACGTAAAAAATAATACCGGGCGGCACAGCCAATTATTTAACCGAATCGATGAGGTCGAGCGTCATGCGCGTTTGGCGATGGACGCTAAGTTTACCGCACTGAACGAAGAGCGCAAAGAGACGCTGGAAAAGCTAAACGCGCAGTTCACCTACATCCGCGAAAACATTGCGGCCATCAATCGCGAGCTTCAAATCAAGGAGAAGAAATGACCGCGAGAGAAACACTGATCGCCAAAAAGATTTTGGACTTTCTACACCGCGAAGACGGCAAGCAGGTGCATCCGCTCACCATCCATGCAGAGATAGGCGGGTTGAACGTTTGCTCGGTGCGGGAATTCGAGGGCGCGCTTGGCGAGATGAATACGCAAAAACTCGTCGTTGGCATTCAGACAAAATTTCGCGGCATGGTCTATAACATCAGCGATGCGGGCCAAGCGGCGCGGCTGGAGATGTGAATGAATGAGCGCGCCCAAAAAACTTCAGCAGGATGGCGAATTGCCAAAGCTCAAAAAACTTTGGCCCACGTTGTACGAATCCGTGCAGGAATATTGGCGGGAGCAATTCTTATCGCAGCGTTCGCAAGCGGATATCCGGCGCGAACTTTCCGCCAAGCTGAAGATCGAACTGAAATGGGATGTTCAACTAACCCGCTTCCGCGCCTGGCTGGAGGATCAGGACAAGAGGGATGCGCAAGCGGAGCGCGCGCAGGAGAACGAACGCCGATTGATTGCGGAGCATCCAGACTGGTCTTTGCCGGAGGTGCGGGAAGAAATGCTGCGGCACTCCTATTTAGAGACTGTGGCAACTGGAAACTTCGAACTCGGTCTCAAAACGAGCGCCGAGCATACCAAGATCGAAGCGCTGCAATTCGACAAGGAGAAATTCAAAGAAGCGATCAAAACGAAACTGCAGACGGGACTCGACGCGGTTGCAGAGGCGTTCAAGGGCAATCCCGAGGCAATGAACTTTTACCAGCGCGCCCGTTCCATGATCGAACGCGAAATGAAATGAGCGACGCATCTCCAGAACCATCTTCGGATCAGCCGATTTCAGTTTCGGCTGAGTCTAGTCGCGGCAACCCATCCGATGCGGGCGCGACTGCGGCAAGTCATGAAAGTGCCATTCCCTCCGGCGTTCACATACATAAAGCCTCGTCCGCTGGCAGCGAGGGCCACTCCAACCATGACGCCAGCATTACTTTGAAATTCGGCCGGTCGATGGGGAAAACAGTCACCATCCTTTCGCAACTCGACGCGCGCATTGAAAATAATTCGCAAGCCGTCGTTACGCCTGACGTTGGATCGTTCAGGGAATACCTCGAATCGTGCGCGCGCGTGCCGGTCGGTCGCGGTGAGTATGGCCCTTATACTTTCAAGGGGCGCGAAGCAATGATCGGCATTGTCGATTTAATCGACCAGGTGTTACGCGAGCCGTGGCCCGATTCCACGATTTCAATTTGCGGCGGCGCGCAGTTCGGCAAATCCGTTTTGGAATTGAACCTCGGCGCTTACGCTACGGGAATTGCCTGGATGAACTGGGGTTTTTATCTGCCGGATAAAGACCTGGTCGAGGGCATGGTGGACACAAAGTTCCGCCCGGACATTCTTGATCAGCTGGATTGGTTCGCGCAGATGACGCAAGTCGGCAGGGCCGTAAACAAATCCGGCAAGGCGGTGAATCGCAAAGGCGCTTTCAGCGTGACCGATGGCAAGCATCGTTCGCAGGGGATGATTCTCGGCCTCAACAAAATCCCGACGAGCTTCACATTTGATGTCACCACGCTGGACGAAGTCGACGACATCAAACCGTCGCGCGAAAAGTTTGTGCGCGGTCGTATGACTTCCAGCGCTGTCCGGCTGATGGTGAAGATCGGGACGCAACGCGTGGCAGGCCGTGGCCAGCACAAGGCGTGGAAGGACGGAAGCCAGGGCGTGATGATTCACACCTGCCCGACCTGCGCCCACGAACAAAATCTGGAGGAGAACTGGCCGCGCGTTTGCCGCGTCGCATTGGATGGCACGCCAAAACCCGAAGATCCATTTTCGACCAACACGGGAGATTTCCGGCATGAGGATAACGGCGAAACGATTGCGGTGCATGATCCGACGCATCATTATTATTTTGGTTGCGTGCGCTGTGGCGCAGAGTTGGATCGTTCTCTTACGGGCTTTAGGTGGGAGCATCGCCGTCCAGAGCGCATTAAACTTCGCAACTGGTCTTTTCGTATATCTCAGTTCGGGATTCCTGCCATTGATGTTTCGCAGATCGTCGCGGAATGGGGCCGGGCCGTCATGGACCCGGAGGCGATGGTTACGTTTCTGTGCGACCGCAAGGCGATGCCGGAAAGCACGGCGCAGAAATTAACCGGCGATATTCTGGACCGCGCGCGCAGTGTTGAGACTTATGACATGAAACCAACGGTGGGCGGTGACTGTGTCGCTTTTGGTGGACTCGACACAGGCCGCCGCTGCTGGTTTGCCGCGCGCGAAGTGAAAGCAGCGGATGAGAAGCGTTTGATCCACGTGGAACAAGTGCCGCTCGGCAACCTGGTCGACCGCGTCACGACTCTCTTTCACATGATCGGGCTGCAGACGCTCTTCATCGACCAGGCGCCGGCCACTGACGAAGCGCGCACGCTCGCGCTGAAGTTGAACGGGCTGGACCAACTCGAACACTGGCCAGCCGTGCCGCAAGACAAAACCGGCTCGGTGTCGTTCCCGAGCGGCCTCCGCTGGAATGGAGCAACCCAACGTTGGGAGAATCTTCGTTGCGCCGTGGTCGCTTTCACGAAACGCAAACTCGGCGCGGGCATCTCGCACAACTTCGATGTCTTTGAAAAAGGGAGTGAGACCATGTTCGTTCCCTTGATCGAAGCCAACCGCTTCGAGACCATTGACCGGGTTGTCCGGGAATTCCTCACGCCGAACGAAAACGTTGCGGATGTCGTCTTCGTTCCCGGCCAGAAACCGAGTGTTCGCCTGCTCCCGGCGATGCGCCTGCCGCGCAAAGGCCGGGGCGCTCCGGTGATTCTTGAAACACTGGATGAACATTTCATCGTCGGATCGGAGCGGGAGGAATTGAAAGACGGGACGCTCGGTGACTACGTGGACGCGTGCGAGAACCATTTCCTTTTGGCGGATGCCTATAGCGGCCTCGCCGAGCTCGAAGGCGGCAGTCGGCACGTGCAAATGTCCTCGCCGTTTCTTCCGGCGACGGGACGCCGGGCCGATCTGCTCCAGGAGAAACGTGAAAGGAGCATCGCAGGATGAACTTTTTGACGCACGCAGAGGCCCGTAGGCGATTTCCAGCCTGTCTGACTAGCTCTCACCACACCCGAACTCGCTGTGAGCCAGCAGGGCCGGTTAACACCCGGTTAAATTTCGGGGCGTTAACGGTAGTTATAGACCCCATGGAGGTGACGCCGTGAAAAAAGGTCAAACGATTTCAAAAGCGGCCTCCGCAAAGGCGACCAACGCGCAAAAGACTGGAACGGAGTTGAATCGGAATCCCGGACCCTCCGGAACACCTGGCCAAATTGTGGCTCGGGCAAATCGCTGGCGTGAGAATTATAATCCGCTTCGCGGCCTGACGCTTCAGCGTGCGGTTGCCATGTTCGAAGCGTTTCAACGCGGCGACCTCTCGGACCTCATGTGGGTCTATCGCTTCATTGAGCGCCGCCATCCGGTTTTGCGCGCGGGCATCCTGCGCCGCCGCTCGGCTCTGCTGAAACTGGATTGGGATATTAAGACGGTGGATGAGGATAAGCTCCCGCCTGGTTCCACCGTTGCCGATGCCGAAGCGCAGGCGCAGACACTGCGCAACGCTTACGACGCCATCGATAATTTGAAGGAAGCGATCCGGCATCTCGCACTTTCGGAGTTCCGCGGCTTTTCCATTCTCCAGAAACATTACGCCGATGGGGACGTGAATCATCTGGAAGTTTTGAATCACTGGAATTTCGCGCGGGAAGGTCTTTGGGGTGATTTTTATTGGAACGCTGCGGCCAATCCAGTTTCCCAACCGGCACAGACGCTTGGGGAGCAAAACCATATTGGTGGCGACGCGATGCCGCGAACGGATTTTGTCATTCGCGAAGTGGACATGCCGATCAATGAGATCGCGCTGCTTAGTTTTATCCGCCGTGGTCTCAGCCAAAAGGATTGGGATGCGTTCATTGAAATTTACGGTTTGCCAAGTGGTGTCATCACGATGCCGCAAAATGTGCCACCCGGAAAAGAGGGCGAATACCAGGAATCCGCCAAGCAGATCGCGGAGGGCGGGAGTGGTTCCATTCCATACGGCAGCATTTACACCACGAACGATTCTCCGCGCGGCGTGAATCCGTTTCGCGATCACATTCGTGGAAACGACGAAGACCTGGTGCTGGCCATGACGGGCGGCAAGCTGACGATGCTGGCCGAGAGTGGCAGCGGCACCCTCGCAGGCGGCGCGCATCAGGAGGCATTCGATGACATCGCGAAGGGCGAAGCCTTGGAAATCAGCGAAGCCTTCCAATCTGACTTTGACGCGCCATTGTTGGCGCGAGAACATCCTTCGCAGCCCATTCTTGCCTATTTCGAGATCGCCGCTGCGGATCAGCCCGATATCGACGCGCTCTGCAAAAATGTGCAATCCCTTTCGACTGCTGGTTACAAGGCAGACGTTACCTGGCTGAAGGAAAAGACGGGCTACGAACTGGTCGAGCAGCCGCTCGAAACAATTCGCGTCTCCGAAAACAAACCCCTGCCTGCGGGCAACGCGGACAAAATCGGCAATCGCGCGCAGCGAATCATCAACGCGGCTAAGGCGCAAGTTGCGCTCGACCAAAATTCCCAGACTCAATTTCTCAGCGCGGTCGCGGCAGACTTGAAACCTCTTGCGGAACGGCTGCAGGCGATCCTCGCCATCGTCGACCCGCAAATCCGGCAAACGCGTCTGCAGGCGCTCTATGACGAAATGGACGGCCTGGCCAAAGACATCGCCGCCGATCCGCATTCCGGCGTTGCGCTCACCAACATCAACGCCACGCAACTGGCGAACGGGGCAGCGGCTGCAGCACAAAAACGATCATGAAAAAACTTCTACTCCTTTTCATCTGCGGCCTGGCTTACGCGTCGCCCGAGGGCAACATCAATGGCCATGTTAAATTGACCTGGGATTATCCCGCCGATGAAATCGGACAGGTCGAACAGTTCTACGTCTACACCTCGACCGACATCGCTTTGCCGGTGCAGCAGTGGACGCTCGCGACCAATGTCTCGCCTTCGACACTCTCGGTGAGCCTGGACATTCAGCCGTCGCATTATTTCTTCGTGGTCACGGCTTCCAACTTTTGGGGCGAGACTTCGATCTATTCCAGCAATGTCGCCTCGGTGCCTTTCCCCGCCGTGGCCATGAACGGTTCGCTTAAAATCCAAAAACTGCCATGAACGCACGAATCCTTAACCGCGATTTTACTCACCCCGCTGACGGCTTCTATCAGATCGAAGCGAAAGGCGACCATCCGAACCGCGCTGCGAACGTCGTTCAGGTGATCGACGAAGAGGCAATCACTGCGATTGTCAACCGCTTCAACGCGGACGCGAAGGCCGGAGCGCTGAGTCAGGGGAGTGAAATGTTGATCGACATCGAACATTTCAAGGACCAACCGGACAAGGAAAGCCGCGCTTACGGCTGGCTGCAAGAATTGAAAAACCGCGCGGATGGAATTTACGGCCGCATCCGCTGGACCGGCACGGGCAAGGAAGCGGTTGATGGCGGCGACTACCGATTTTTCTCAACCGAATACGGCCCGGGTGATGTGAAATTTTTGAACGATGGCAAACCACGCCGCGTTCGCCCTCTTCGGCTTGACGGCCTCACGTTGACGAACATGAACAACAACAAGGGTCAGAAGCCGATCACTAACCGCGCTCCGAATGGTGCGGCGGACAACCCACAACCAAACGAAAGACAAACGATGAAATCAGTAGCAACAAAACTCGGCCTGTCCCCCGACGCATCGGAAGAGGCGATTCTGGCGGACGTGACCAAGCTCCTCAATCGCGGCGATATCTCCATCGCCGATCTCAACACGCTGCGCAATGAAGCGCAAACGTTGAAAACCGACAACACCGCACTGCTTGATGAGCAGATCGACGGCGTCCTGGCCGAACGGAATATCACGGACACGAAAATCATCAACCGGCTCAAGCCCATGCTGAAGCCGCTGAAGAATCGTGCCGACCGAATCGCGTGCCTGGACGAAATTGGTTTCGACGGTGAGGAAGAAACCGCCGAGACGGAAACCGCTGGCAAAGTCCTGAACCGCAATGACGGCAAAACGCCGAACGGCGCGGGCGCGGGCGCGAATACCGAACAAGAGCGCGTTCAAAAGCAGGAAGCGGAAATCGACGATTACCGCATCAAGAACCGTTGCACCTACGAAGTGGCTCGCGACCAGGTGCGCCGCAAGCAACCGGGGCTGTTCATACCCGCGAAAAAGTGAAGCGGTGTTTTAACCAACCGACACAAACCAATAATTAAATTATTATGAACGGACTTTCAAAAGGCAGTTCCATCATCCCGGTAACGGGAGTCGACCTCACCGGCAAGGAAGGCTACCTCGTCAAAAACAACGCGGGCGTCCACGCCATCAACGATTCGGCAACGGTCCCGGCGCTCGGCGTCGTGCTCGAAGCCAATACGGCGGCGAAACAATCCAGCGTTGGCATTCTGTCATCGCTTCCTCCTGTGCGTATGGTCGCCGGTGGCGCTATCGCGCTCTATGACGAGGTGCAGCAGAAAAACGACGGCACCGTTCTGACGGATGCTGGCGCTGGTGCGCGCGTGATTGTGGGCCGCGCCCTGGAGGCCGCTGCAGCGGGCGACCAGTTCCTGGTACAACCCTACTCGCCGCAAATCCGCTCCTGATCCAATCCGCATCATTCGAAACCGAAATCAACAATCGAAATAAAAAGCTATGAGCAGAACAGCAACCGCAACATTGAATTATCAACTGACCGCGTTCGCGCAAGGTCAGATGAACGACATCGCTGCCGCGATGGAACTGGCCGAGCGGCTCGCCCCGACCGTCGTGGTCCCTGGCGGCAGCGGCCAATACAAAGTATTCGACGATCTGAACTCGTTTCAGGTTTACAACACGGCGCGCGCCTTGGGCGGCGACGCGAACAGAATTGAGTTCGCCGCTTCGGACGCGTTCTACAACACGAAGCCGCAGGCGTTGGAAGTAACGGTAGACCAGGAAGAACGCGAAAAGGCCGGTTCCGATAATGCCATCGCCATGCAATTGCTGGACGAAGGCAAAATCAAAGCGCTGCTGAATTCCACTTCCCTGGCGCACGTCAAAAAAGTCTCGGACTTTGTTCTGGCTTCGCTCGTGCCGGTGGACGGGCGCGGGAACTTCAGCAACAACGATGTCGATCCAATCGACCAACTGGATGAGCAGATTGACGCGCTGACGAAAGCAGTGGGCAGCACGCAGTTCATCAAGATGACGATGAGCGTGGATGCCTGGCGGGCGATTCGTGGCAACGCGAATGTAAAGAAGCGCGTGCTCGGGGCGCAGGCCACGCCGCTGACTCGCCAGCAATTGGTGGATTCGCTCGTCATTCCGGTCGACTTCGGCGTTTACAGCATCAGCTACAACAACGCGAAGCTCGGCCAGGCGCAATCCAAGAAGCGCCTCTTGAGCGGAGAAATCATTCTGCACTACAGCGTGCCGAGCCCCACGCAGTATGACCCGAGCCCGTTCAAGGTGTTCACCGGCGACCGCAGCCGCGTCACTGCCGTGAGAACCTATCGCGATCCCTCCGAACGCTTCGATGTGCATGCCGTCGATTGGAGCGAGGACATCAAACAAACCTCCTCGGTTTCGGCGCTACGAGTCAGCGTCACTTAAAAATTATGGAGCGCCGGAACCTTCCGGCGCTCCATCAACTTCAACCTGAACCAAACAAAAAGCATGAATACAAAAATCGCAATTATAGGCGCGGCGCTCTGCGTGAGCATCGCGAAACTGCACGCGCAAGTGACACAAACCACTCTCGGAACGGTGACAAATCTTCCGGCCACGGTGGCGACGGCCACGGCCACGGCCACGACGAGCTTCATTGATATCCAAAACAACTCCGGCCTCGCGCTGAGTTGGAAATTTAATGTCAGTTCCGGGACCTCGGCGGGCGTGCTGCAGGTTTATCCCTCCGTGGATAAAACCAATTACGACAGCGTGCCGTGGCAGTTGATTCGGTCGGCCAATGGCGCGACGGATCAGGTCGCCACCACGAACTGGAGCCCGCAGCAATTGCGCGGCTATACCTCGCTGAAGGTCGGAGGCATGACGAATGCCAACGGCGGAACACTTACCAACAAGGGAATTGCTTTCAGTCGCCCCAATTCATAGCGCGGCTGATGCCCGACAGCGGTTCAGGGGTGTTCCGCTGCCGGGCCAATTAAAAAATGTGGATCGCACTAACAGAAGAAAAATTGCTGACGCGGATGTCCGGTCTGGAACTGGATGCGTTTAGATCGGTCGCGCTCAAAGATGGGCAGGCCGATCCGGTGCAGGGCTTGTTTGACCAGATCACGCGCAAGGTCCGTTCGCGCGTCGCGGCCTGCATGCAAAACAAGCTTGGCCCGGAAGGCACTATTCCTGATGAACTGCTGGACGATGCGCTCGCGCTCTGCGTGATGGGCGTCATGACGCGCCCGGCTGGCACGGTCATTGATCCGAATGACGCGCGCACGAAATCCGCCGCGCAGGCCGAATCGAATTTGCGTGACGCGGCGATGTGTAAAATTGCGATTGAGCAGCCGCCTGTTGCTGAGGAAAGCACGGAAGTCATCGGCGCGCCTTCGCCTAAGATTGCTCCGCGCCCGCGCCGGTTCACCCAATGCACGGAGGATGGAATCTGATGTTGCTCGCGACTCCAGTTCCGCCGCGTGAAGCGCTCGCTGCCCTGGCGCGCCGCGACATCATGCCGACAAACCTCGGCACGTATGATCTGCAGCAGCTTGGCCGTGATGTGCAACTGGATTCGTTCTTCAGCGCGCGGACAACGCTCACAGATTTGCTGAATGGATATAAGGGTGACATCGGCAAGATGCTGAACCCTCAGCAGATTATTCGCGACGGCCAGCCGGTGAACGTCGGGTTAACCCAGGCTTACGCGCTCCAGGATATTCAGCAGCTGCTTCAAAAAATTGGCTACCAGCCAAACCCCGAAGATCGCGGCACCATCAAAGACCTTTCTTCCGATGGACGCATCAACCTGGTGCTGGAGACGAACGTTCAAATTCACCAGGGCGAAGGCTGGTGGTTGCAGGGGCAGAATGATGCGGTGCTCGACGAATTTCCCGCGCAGGAACTTTTTCGCGCGGAATCGCGGTTGACTCAACGCAATTGGCTCGCGCGTTTTCGACTGGCCGGCGCTCAGACCGGAGATCCAATTGGAACCGGCTGGACCATCACTCCGGATGGTCGAATGATCGCGCTGAAGAACCATGCCATTTGGAATTGGCTCGGCAGTTCAAAACTATTTTCCGATGGATTGAATCTTCCCTTCGCGCCTTTCGCTTTTCGCAGTGGAATGAATCTGCGCGACATCGACCGCGACGAAACGGAAAGCCTCGGGCTGATCAAGCCAGGTCAAACCATCCAGCCGATGACGCTGACTGATTTAAGGGAGGCCGCATGATCGGAGTGAAGGTCGATGACAAACGGTTGAACGATCTCCGCAACCGCGCGATTGAGGCGGGCGAGACTGACAATGTCTTGCGCGTCGGCATTCGTGGCGTCGCCAACTTCCTGCGTGATTGGTTTTTCGGTCTCGATAAAACCCGCGCAAACAAATTCGGCGGGGCGCGAACACATTTCTTCGCCAACACGGCGCGTGCGATCCAGACGCCGGAAGTCAAAGGCACGGTCAGTTCCGTCAGCATCAACCAGGTGGGCCTCGCGCAAAGAATTTTCGGCGGCATCATCCGCGCCGGTCAGGGCATTTCCAGTTTGACCGGGGCAATAACAAAGTTTCTCGCCATTCCCGCCCGCGCCGAAGCCTACGGCAAAACGCCCGGACAATTTCACGATCTGCAATTCGTCCGCGAGAAACGCGGCAACGGCGGCGCGATGCTGGTCCAGACGATGCAGACGGTTGTCAGCTTCGGCAAAAAAGGCGTTCGCAAAGTGGGCGAGCGGGGCGGACTCGTGATGTTCTGGCTCGTCAAGCAGGTGAACCAGCCGGGCGACTCGTCAATCCTGCCAAGTGACGAGGCCGTGACGCAGGCCGCGCTTATCCCCGCCCAAAACTATTTAGCCAGGAAGCTCGCATCATGAGAAACATCGCTGATTTAACTGCGGCCATTGAAACCCGGTTAACGACTGGTTTTGGAAGCATCGCTATCGCAAACCCCGGCACGCGCCTGCAGGGGATATCTCACGTCGTGATTCTGGTTGAGGACGCGCACGATCTCGAAACGCAAATCAACAAGGCGCTGAACGAACTCGGCATGGCGCTGGTTATCGGCCAGCCGGTTTTGGAGAACACGACGCCATTGAGTCAGCGCGCAAATTTTAAAGTTAACACTTCAATCGCCATTGGCGAAAACCCTTTGCTTTGGCGCGGCGAACACAAGCCGTTCTGCCTGGATGTTGTTCAAGCGGTTGTGCAATTGCTACAGGGATTTCCTGTGACTGGCTTTCAGCCGTTGCGAGTGCAGCGCGCTGATTTCATTCCCGACAAGAAGCGGCAGCTCTACGAACTGCCCATCGAATCCATGCTGATGTTCGACCCTTTGAACTGACCACAAACCCACAAACCAAAATCGAAAACTATGATAATCGAAGAAACAAAAGCGCTCGGCGCGGTAGTCCTGTTCTTCCCTGAAGGGAAAAATGATGAAGGTGACGTCGCCTGCAGCGAAACGCACATGCCTGATCCGGACGATGCCGGGTGGGTCGACCTGAAGAGCATCGAAGCGTGGGAGGGCAGCCGTCAAAATCCCACCGACGTAAAAATCTACGATTCGCGCATCGGTCGCAAAGTCCTGAAGGACGAATTGGAGCTTGGCGGTGACATTGAATACAAGTTCACCACGAATTTCCTGACGGCATTTGCGACGGGGCTTTTCTTCCGTAGCGCCGCTCCGCTGACGCCGAACAGTTTCCAATTCAACCCCGACCAAAAGACCAGCCCGCGCGGCTGGATGATCATGAATAATCGCGATCAGGACGGGACGCAAATTCTCGCGGCCAATTGGTGGGGCAAGATGAAATTTACCGGCACGCTTAAGGGCGGCGCTGGCGAAGTCATCAAGCCGGAACTGACGTTCATGCTCTTCCAGAACGATCTCAACACGCAAGCCCTCGGAACCGAAGCATAAAGAACCGGCTCGCGAGGACGGTCCTCGCGGACGGCGACGCCCCACCATCTAAAATTCTGAATATGAAAAATCCAAACTTGAAACCGCCGCGCTTGCCTAAGCACCTGGTATCCGGCCAAGTCACCCTCGTTCGCAACGTTCCGATGGAGCAGGTCAAAGTGCCTGGTGCAAAAAAAAAGGAAACGCCTTCGCCTACGCCTCCTCCAAGCCCGGCGGCGCAGCCTAAATCGACACCATAAAAACCGACGCCATTAATTAACGAATAACCGACATGAAATTCTTAAATATATTTGCACTCTGCGCGCTGCTCGCCATTCCGGCCTGTGCGCAGACCACCAATTCGCCGCGCCTGCCTTCGAGCGGCGGACTGACGAATGATAACGACGCACTGGCGTTCTTCACGCGCGCCGGAATCACCAACACGGCGGACAAGGCGCGCCTCAACCGGCTCGTGATCGATCTGAAGACAGCGAGTCTCTGGACGAAATTGGACGCTCTCTATCCGTTTGCGGGTGGCAATTCCAATGCATGCGCGCTGAACCTGGTCTCGACCAACTGGCCGATTACCTGGCATGGAAGCCCGACATTTATTGCAACGGGCGTTCGCGGGAATGGTTCAACGGCCTGGGGCGATACCGGGTATTACCAGACCAATCGATCCACGCTGACAAATGAATTCCACCTTTACGCATGGGCGGAAGCTTTGCCAGGGAGCGACGAAGGGCCGGTCTTAGCGAACGCTCAAGCTGATGCATGGGGCGGTGTCGGATTAGTTGACGCTCACCTGGGCGCGGCTGATCCAAATTATATTGCGGGCGACACGGAATACGGAACACGGGGAAACCTCCTTGCCGTCCGGTCAGATACCACAACCTTCACAATGGCGGATCGGGGTTTAAACACGAACCACCTTGCGCCCGGCGCGATACCGACAAATTCAGTGCGTGTGTTGGGAAACATTTCGAGCGGCCATTTCCCCTCCATTGCTCTGGACGGATTTGCTTTGGCAACGGTGCACGCCGCTTCGTTCGGCACATCGCTGACGAGCCATGAGGCAACGAACTATTTCGCGATCATGAACCGCTACGTTCATTACACGCTGGTGCCGTCCTCCAGTTCGAGCCATCCGACGAGCAGCGCGCCCGGCCTTCCCACTTCGGAAACATCCGGCGCGACCACCAACGCCCCTCAAATTCCCTGATCATGGAAACAAAAGTTTTAAACCCCGTAACGGACGTGAAGCTTCACGACGGCGAAATCGTCGTGCGCGAACTCACGTGGCCCGCGCTCTGGCAGTTGCTCGACAAACTCAGCGAACACGCCGGTAAATTCATCACCGAGGACGGCAAGATGAGTCTTGATGCGAAGGCAATCACCAGCCTGGTCATGAGCAGCCAGGACTTGAGCACGCGCTTGATTATTGGCACGACCGGCAAGGATGAGGAATGGCTGAATAAGCGTTCGCTCGGAGATGTCATGCTGCTGCTGGAGGCTTCGCTCGAAGTGAATTTGAGCGCAACCATCATGGACCGCGCAAAAAAAATTGGCAGTCGGCTGGCAAGTCTGTTCGCCGCGCCACCGGCGAAGACGCCATCGGCGAAATAATCGACTTCATGGTGTCGCAGGGTTACAGCGAAACGTGGCTTTATAGCTTAACCCTGCGGCAACTGGAGTTCTACTGCGAGAAGAGGCAGGCCGCGCTGAAGCGGCAAAACGATCAAATGAAAAAGCGTTAGGGCTTGGATCGACGTTCGGCGCGCCACTCGCGCCACACGTCACGGAAAAAGAAGTAACCGCAGCAAATGAAAACGCCGAAGCAAATAACCAGGCAAACGATCCAGGGAAGCGGATCGGCGGCAATTGACAGGACGATGAACGCTGCCAGGACGAATAGCAGGAAGAGTATCACCGGAAATAGGATCACATAAACCACGGCGAAAACGTAATCCCATGGCGACGGAAATCAAGATTCAAATCAACTGGCTGCAGGCCGGATTCCAAGGCGTGCTCGGCACCATCAACACCGTTGCGTCCCGCTTTGACGAGTTCAACAAGGCAGTGAATAACGGCGGCGCGGCGCTGCAGACGGCCTTCCAGGGCGCGCTGGCGTTGTTTGGTGTTCATGCCCTGAAGGATTATTCGACGGAAGCCATCAACGCGGCGAAGTCGCAGGCGCAACTTGTGGCTGCACTCAAATCGACAGGACAATACTCACCAGAATACGTCGCGCTGCTGGCGGAAATTGCGGACGCCACTGAAAAAGTCACCGGAACCACCGACGACACTATTCGCCAGGTGCAGCGCATTCTCACCCAGTTTGGCGTGGGTAAAGAAAACATGGAGCGGTTTGTCATGCTCACGCTCGACATGGCGGCGGCGATGGGGACGGACGCTACCTCGGCGGCGCAACGGCTCGGTCTGGTGTTGGACGGCAACACACAGAGCGTGCGGGGATTTACCGTCCAGGTCGACAAGTCGCTGCCGTTGGTGGAGCGGCTTCAATCCGTGTTTGACCAGGTGAACCGGCAGGTAGGTGGGAGCGCACTCGCCTCGTTCAATGCGACGCCAAAAGGATTGATCCAATTTCAATTGGCGACTGAGCATCTGAAGGAAACGCTCGGAGGCGTCTACAATTCGGCGGTTGAACCTTTTTTTGCCGGTTTGGCGCGTGGACTCAATGCCACAGATGAGTGGTGGAAAAAAGTAAATGCGCAGCCGGGCTTCTTTATCAAACTGCTACAATCGGCAGGAGGCAGTTTGGGGCGTTGGCTCGGAGACGGCATCACCAAAATTTCCATCGTGATCGGAGCACTCACACTATTAACGCTTGGGATAAAAACCTTTATTGGCACGCGGAATGTGATCGCGGCCTTTTGGTATGCCTTCTCTGGATTGGGTGTTGAAGCCATGAACATCGTTCAGGCGCGCTACCTGCTTTTTACGACAAGCATCGGAACCATGACCGCTTCATGGGGCGCGGCGGTTGCCTCTGGTTTCGCAGGCTGGAACGCAGGCCGCTTTCTCGGCGAAATAAAGATCGGCTCGCGGACGCTTGACCAATGGATTCAGGTTTCGATCATCGGCTGGAGATTTTTCTTCGAAGTTGTCATTGCCACGGTCAAGGCCGGATGGGAAATAATAAAAGTTCTTTTCGAGGAGGGGATGGTTGCCGCTGAAGCCGCGGTTAACCGCGGAGTGATAGAAATCGCCAAATATTGGAACCAGATTCCCGGCGTTCCCAAAATCAACACGACAGGTTTTGAGCAGAGCCTGGTGGACGCGAATGCGAAACTCGTCGCGTTCGCGAGGCAGCGGGAAAAAATCATCAACGGTTACTCCACAACCTTCACCGCCATTTCCGATAAGGCGGCGCAGGACCGCGATGATACGCTCGGCAAAACATCAGGAGAAAACGCGAAGACGCAAGCCGCTGCCGATCAAGCTCGGGCGCAGTCGGCGTTCTCGACTCAACTCGCCAGAATGGCCCGCGAGTTTGCCGCGAAGCTGCTCACCCTTTCAGCGCAGGCCAGCCGCGACAACTCGGCAGCGGTCATCAAAAACGAAGAGGCGCTCTATCAGCAGGGAATTCTTTCGTTCGAGCAATACATGAAGGCGCGGTCGACCGCGTTGCGCGCGCAGTTCAACGAAGATCGCCTCGATATCCAGCGGCAAATTACCGTCATCGCCGAGCAGTTAAAGCTGAAGACCGATGAGCTGGCGCGCGCAAGCAGTGAAGGCAAGCTGGCCGAGGCGACGCAATTGACGCTCGAACGGAATGATCTGCAATTGAAGCTGCAGCAGGCGAAGGACGCCTTGCGCAAATTGGGCCGCGATAATGCGCAGACACAGTTGGACACGCAAATCCAACTCCGCCAGCACGCGCGCGATCTGGCGGCGGCGCGCGCGTCGGGTGGAATCAACAACGACGAACTGAATGTCTCGCGCGTCGAGGCCGATCCTTATTTGACGGACAAGGAACGCGTCAAGCAACTGCTGCCGTTGTTGGATGACGAAATTGCAAAGAAGCAGGTGCTCATAGACCAACTGGTCCAGCGCAAAGCGGAATCCAATGACGATCAACAGAAGATTGATTTGCAGAACCAAATTAACGCACTGCTCGGTGAGCAGCTGCAGCTGCAGACGAAGTCGAAGGAACTTTCCGACTCGCAAAGCTTTGTTGGGTCGCTGAAGCGCGATTGGTCCGAGTTTTATAATTCCGTTTCCAGCACGTCGAAAAACCTCGCCGATTTGATCGTCTCGCCTTTCAAGGGATTGCGCGACGGGCTATCCGATGCGCTCGACACGCTCATCACCAAGGGAGGAACGCTGAAATCCTTTTTTGTAGGCGTCGGCCAGAGCATCGAGAAATCGATGGTGCAATCCTTTTCCAACATGGTCGCGGATTGGGTCACTTCGAACATCATGATGCTGATCCGTTGGGCGGCAACTCAGCTTGGCATCACGGCGTTATTTGCCGGGCACACGGCCACGCGCACGGCGATCCACGCCGCAGGCGAAGGCGCTCAGACGGCAGCGACCGGGACCGGCGCGTCTTCGCGCAATGCTTTCAGATTGTTTGAAACCATTTTTCATGTTGCCCAAATGGCCGTGCGTGTAGTCGCTCACATCGGCGGGGAATTGGCAATGACGGCTGCTTCATTGGCTCAGAGCCTCCTTCGCCGACTGGGCGCTTTTTTGGAAGCACAGCCGTATATCTTTCTCGCTGCCGTCAAGGCCGCGAGTTCGGTCGCGGACATTCCTTATGTCGGCTGGTTGCTCGCGCCGCTCGCGTTTGCTGCTGTGTTTGCGGGCTTGGAAGCCGCTGCGGTATTTGCCAAAGGCGGTCTGGTGCAGGGACCGGGATCGGAAACCAGCGACAGCATTCCGGCGCGTCTTTCGAAAGGAGAATTCGTGATCCCGGCTGCCCGCGTCCGCGACTTCGGTGTCGGCTTCTTTGAGGACATCAGGACCGGCGCTGTTCGCGCGCAGGACCTCGCTGGCGCGATTGCGCCGAGCATGGGGCTGGTTCCGGTCGGCGTTAATGCCAACGGCGGTGGAAACGGCAATGTGAACGTGGAAGGCCACACGCTCACTGTGGGGATCATCCGGGGACGTGCTGAGTTGGTCGACTTCATGAAATCGAAAGAGGGCCGCAAAGTCTTCATTCAACTCGGTCGAGAGCATCGCCGTGACATTGGGATCGAAACATGACGACCGTCGAAGATCATATTCTTTTCCCGCATCGCCCCAATTGGGACACGCCGCCACAGACGACGCGCGAATGGGAAACGAACATTTCGACGGCGCTGCCTGGCGGCGAAGCTCGTCAAGGCATGCGCGTCCTGCCACGTCGCAGTCTTACGGTTTCGTTTCTGCCGCGCACACTGGAAGAACGCGCCCGGTTCGCTCTCCGCATCGATGCCGCAAAAAAGAGCGCGCTGGCCTGTCTTCCTTATTTTGGGCGCGGGACGGCATTGGCTCAAGAGCTTGTCGCGGGTGCGAATTTGCTGACGTGGAACGATCCGGTCGGCTGGCCGTGGCTGGCGGGCGATTATGCGGTCCTGCTTGGCGCTGATGACACACGGTTTGATGTCGTCCAGGTCAGCGCGCTGGATGTCGGAAACATTTTGCATCTGGATATCCTGCCGGAAAATACCTGGCCGATTGGGACGATGTTCTGGCCGCTCTTCTTTGGAAAATTCAGCATCGACGATTTGGACCTGTTGAGCAGCCACCACGAAGTGCCTGCAATCACCGTCACGCAAACCGAAGCGGAACGAAATGCCTCCGTGGGAAATGTCGCCGCGCCGAGCAACGGTATCGGCGGTTGGAAAATCGGTTCAACCTTTGTCGTTTCATGAGTGTAAAAACATCCACACAATTAAAATCCGCTTTTCAAACGGGTGACGTTCCATCGCAGCAGGACTTTTCCGATTTGATCGACACGATGGAGTCTCAGGACGCCACCGCTCTCGACACTGCTCAATCTGCCGTTGACTCGGCAACCGCAGCTGTGGCGGTCGTTGCCGGGATTACCTTTAACTATTTTGTCGTGGCCAGCTATAACGGAGCCTGGACCATTCTTGGGGCAACGAAAAACGTCGCCTCTCTCACCAAAGTTTCGGGCAGCGTGGTTAAAGTGAATTTTACCACGGCGCTGGCCGACACAAATTTTCCAGTGATGGTAAGCGCGGGGTTGCCGAGTGCTCCCGGTGGAACCATGAGCCTAACGCGCAATGTTGCGTTCGTGCAGATCAGCAATCTCTCGCAGTCGGGAATCGGGATCAACATCCCCAATGGCACTTACATGATTTTCGGATGAGTGTTTACCTCGGCAGACCAGTCTTTGAATTCCCGATCAATTGGGCGGAAGCGCTGTCGCGTAAAATCGACTTCGATCCGCGTGAGCAACAAATCGGCTTCGGCTCGGAATTCTTCTCGCCCATTGAAAACCACACCGTTAACGCGTGGAGTTTCCCCGTTGATTTATTCTCGGCAGCGGACATTGCAGCGTTCGAAGACTTCGTTACGGCCGTGTTTGGACGGCTGCGCGGGTTTTGGCTCCCGGTGCCGCTTGAGGCGATGACGTTTGTCAACGGGCTGAGCACGAAAATATTCGACGTCAAAACTCAGGACCTCACCGAGAATTGGGACGCGCGCCCGGACCAACACCTGCAGTTGGAATATCCGAATGGAACCATTCGACGCGGGCTGATTGCCGACGTGACCGATCAGGGAGCGAACGAACGCGTCACCCTCACGGACGCGCTCCCGGAAATTCCGCCTGCAGGCACGCTGGTGCGTCGGCTTCATTATGTGCGCTTCGGCGACGACAAAGAGGAAGCGACCATGCCTGCCGAACATGTTCAGCGTCGCGCGGTCCAGGTGATTGAACTGCCGCTCGAATACACGAACGCCGAAGCCGGGCTGCAGCCGATTTATCTTTATCATTTTTGGGCTGAGAGGCCCGTTAATGTGCATTGGTATTTCACCTCGTTTGCCGCGCCGGTTGGCAGCGGCGGAAAATGGTG